GGCACGCCCTGCGCGGCGGCGGTACGGTAACCCCGGACCCGCTCTTTACACGCTCCGTCGTGACGTTCCCGCTGGAACGCTCTGAACGGCCTGCAACCTGCTAAAACCGACTGCCAAGCAACCCTCCGACACGCCCGGCACTTGCCGACGCGCGAGAGGACCACTCTCCCTTCTTCTTATCCAACTGCCTCAGCGCCCTGATTGCGCTCTTAATAGCATCTGGCTCACTCTTGGCGATACGGGCGATTTCCAGAGCCGTCTCTCCCTGTCGCTTCGCCGCCTTCGCGGCCAGCATTTCCCCCGCCCGTCGACGAGCGGAAAGGGTCAGCCACCAGCCCGGATTCATCGACACACCGCCAGCAATGTCGCCGAAGATATCGGGAATGCGGTCAGCAGGAACCACGACATTGCCGGACAGAATCTTGTCCTGCATCTTCATCGCCTTGTCCCACGTCAGTTCCGTGTCCACCATCTTCCGCGCCTTCTCTGGCGAGGTCGCGGCCATACCGAAGCGTTCGCGCTGGGCTGGATTGTCCAGCCCCAACGGACGGCCTTCCAATAGCGAGCTGCGGTAACGTCCAGCCAATCCCTGTTGACCCGCCTTCTGGCCCTCAGGCGGCAGGGCGCGGAGGGCATCTCGCACTTCGCTGACCGATGCGCGAGAACCAGACCCGACAGCCGGTGCGTCGAAGATGCTTTCTCCCGCCATAAAGCCAGCGACTTCCGGCGACCGTGGGATTGCATCTGGCTCCCTCGGGAGCAAGAGCGGTTCGGGTCGCATCCGGCGCGGCGCGACGAATGGTGGTTGCGTAGGTGTCGCGATACGTTGTGCGATGCGCTGTGACGCCCCGGGCGAGAACGCAAGGTCCGCGTCCTGCGCCAAGGTAGTCGCCGGGTCTGACAGTTGCTTGGCGAGCGCATCGCGTGACTTGCCGCTCCGAACGATCTGGCCGAAGTAGGCCCGTCGCCCCTGCCGGTACATTTCCTGTTGCGACGGCGACATCTCATCGAACGACCTGCCCCAGCGGCCTTTATTGGCACCAGCCGCGAAGGCCCGCATATCGTCGGACATATTCGCGTACTGAAGGTCAACGTCCGCAGCCGCCTTCGACTGTTCCCTGAGTGCGGGAAGCATCTTGTCCCGCGCAAAAATCATATCGGCAGCGGTTACGCCTTCAATCGGGCCTTGCCCCGCCCCAACCTTCGCCCCCTTGTTGATGTACTCCTTTGCGCGGTGCCACGCCTCTGCGTCAGGTACCGCCTCAAACTCTGTGGACCCCGGACGCTTGGGGCGCCTCGGCAAAGCCATACTAGGATCAAACTTGGCGAGGTCTGCGCGCTCCTGCTGGACCTTCTCCCAAACCTTCCGCCCAACAGAGGTCTGCAAGAACGCCTCGGCCTCCGGCGTCATCGGGACTTCCTTCCCCCGCGTGGCTTGCCAGATGTCCTGATATTCTGCCCCGACCTGCCCGCGCGCCTCGTGCATCGCCTTCAGCGTTGCGTCGATGTCGGGGATGTCGCCCTCGGCCTTGATAGCATCAAGGGCTTGTGACGGCGTGCGCTCCGCCGGCTTCGCGGCACGGTGTGCGTCGCGGGCTACCCGCACAGAGGCGGCGTGGACATCGGCAGCCTTCTCCCTGGCGATCCTGTACTGGTCCTTTAGGACACGCACTTGTTCGGCGTACTGTTTTTTCTGGAGTCCATTCGCCGCATCGCGCGCTTGTTCGGCGGCGCGAATCTTTTGCGCCAGCGCCACCGCGTCGTCAGTCGTCGTAGCCGTCACGTCGTCGAGCGTCCGCAGGAGTGACGGCAACTGCTGGCTGGTACGAGCCTCAAACGCGGAGCGCAGGGCAGTCCGGGCCTCCGGCATACGGCCAGCCGCCCTGATAATGCCCTGCCCCACCTCGCCAACAGCGTCAGCCGCAATCGGTGGCGGAAGGTTTGGGCCAGTCGGAACAGGACGAATCCACTCGATGTTTGCGGCATTACTGAACATTCTCGCCGCATCCTGCTTTGGCGCCGACATCCCGCCACGACCAGCAAGCCACGCAGCGAACGGAGATGCGATACTACCAAAGCCAGCACCGACGCCAGCGCCAACCAAGGCGGGGATCACCATAGGGCCGGACGACCCGAGGTTCATTCCAACCGATCCAAGCGCTCCCTGAACGCCCCCCTCTACGAATCCCCTACCAGCACGAGCTAATAGCCCTACCCCTGCCCTCGCGGGACCAAGGGCGGCACCCTGATTGGCGAACATCCCAGGCACCGCCGAGGCGAGCGACAGTCCGATGGGCAACGCCTCGCGGCGAGCACGACGGGCATCACGGAGTTCCGTGAACGACGGCTGGCCGGGGATCACAGAGCGAACCGCATCGCCCGCGAACCCGAACGCGCCCGCCGTTGGGCTGTCTGCCGCCGACTCCAAGAACGCTCCCCATTGCGGAGCAGGGGTAACGAAATCGCGCCACGTTGGTCTGGGCTTCGAGGCGTCGGGGTTTGCCCCCTGCGCCTTCTGCTCGCGCTCTAGTTCCAGTTGCGCCTGCGCCTTTGCTCTCGCCCTTGCCCTGCTCAGTTCGTCGGGCATTATGGCTTCCTCGGATTCTTGATAATCCAAGCGTCAACCTCAGCATCCGTGGCCCTTGGCCCGAGGGCCTTGTAGGCACGCACCATATCTTCTTCCGATGGTTCGGCCTCTGCTTTGGCGGTCGGGTCTGGAAGTAGCACGCCCTTTTTGCCTCCCAATCTACCAATGGACTCCGCCATACTCTTAAGGGTACGTTGCTTACCAGCGACCACAGCACCCTTGTCTCCGGGGCGGAACGAACGCATTGCCTCGTTCACGGCGGCGTCTGCGTCCGACATACGCTTGCCTTCGATGAGGACCACCCACGCACGGATGAGTTTGCGGGTGTTGTTCATGTACGCCTGTCCCTCGCCCGTCGATGCCCAGTTCGTCCAATCCGATTTCGTCGCCCAACGATCCCACGAGGACGGAGGAGGTTTGACATCGCCCTTCTCATTCGTCAATTCCCGAATGGACAACTGGGCATCGTCATACGCCAGAGAACGCTCTGTGTTGATAACCTTGATGTCCTTTGGCGGGGCTTTCTCTCCAAGGGCAGTCTCGCCTTCTGACAACCACCGATATTCAATGGTACCATCGGCCTTGGGAATCTGAACGAGCTGTTTTCGTGCAGGCTCCGGTTTGTCGGGCTTGTCGGGTTTCACGAACTGTGGCACGCGCCGGATTTCGTTGCCATCGGCGTCGGAATAGACAATGTACGGCTTCCCATCGTCGCCCAGCACGTTTTCCTGACGGCTGATCGCCCTAGGCTGAGCGGCTACCGGGCGTGGCGGCTCCAGCGCTTGTAGCATATTCGGGGCCGTCCCCATTGCTTCCGGCCCGAGGATCGCGGCGCGGGCCGCAGAGAACTGCGCCATCGCCTCGTATCGCTCGTCCGGCGTCCGTGCGGCCATGATGCGGGGGATGAACGCGCTCTGGAGGTTGGCGAGTGCCGCCTGCTGGTCGCGGCCGGTCCGTACCTTCGCCAGCCATTCGTTGTCCGCGATCTGCGACTTGGCGCGCATCTTCGCCTGCATCCCCGGCGTCGCGATGCCATAGGTGAGCAACTGGAGTGCCGTGCGGCCCAGCAGACCGCCGCCTGACTCAGCCTTGTTCGCCTGCTCTGGCGTCAGGAGCGAGCGGGTTTCGGAGTCGAGCGTCGGCTTGCCGATGTTGTTGATGCGCGACAACAGCCCCTGCCGCTGTTCGATCTGCGGCATCGGGGGAATCTGCGGTTCTGCCACCGGAAGCATCTGGTGGGGCGGCGGAGCCTCCTGCATCGGTGCCCGAATCGGCGCCTGCGGCATCGGCTGGATGTCGGGCGCACCCTGCATCTGTCGCCGGAGATCGGCAATGGCGGAGTAGTCAAGGAGGGGGATCATGGTCAGTATGGCTTCTGAAACGGATTGAGGCTAAACCCACCCTCGGAGCCAAGCGTCGTCTGCGCTTGGTTCGTGCGGCCCTGATACGTCGTCCCGTAGGGCATTCCGTTGAACCCCTGCCGAAGCATATTCAACCGCCACAGATCCGGGTTCCCCGCCGTCATCCCGAGGTTGGCTCCCGCCCCTGCGGCGTTGAAGCCCATCCCCGCCTGCTGCGCGGCCCGGCCCATCGCCCCCTCAAAGCCCTGTGAGTACAGGTTGGCGAGCAACCCCGCCTGGTTGCGCTGGTTCTCGCCCAAGGCCACGCCCGTCGCGACCCCGTGGCGGCTCCCGCCGAACGCGCCGGCCCGCGTCGCGGCATCGTTCATCTGCCGCTCGGTGCCGAGGTTCTGGTTCCGGAACTGGGCAAGCATCTGGTCTACCACCTGCGCCTGATACGGGTTCATGTACTTGGCAAGCGCCTGCTGATCGCCTGCCAAGGCCGCGTTGCCCTGATTCCCGTACCCCATCTGGCCCGTGTAGTAGTCCTGCGCCCCGCCGACGCTGGTCGGGATGGCTTGCCCCGCTCGCTGGGCCGCGCCGTAGATTTCGTCGATCTTGGCTTGGGTGGACGCATCCACGCCGGTCGAACCGGACTGACCACCGCTAGAGGTCGTCTTTTGTGTCTTGGCTGATTTACCGAATGACATTGACTGGTTTCTCCATGATGACCAACCCCGTGTCTGACCACCCCGTATGGGCAAGGAAACTCCTCGTCCACCCCTTCCGCCCGACCAACCGAGCAACGGTGCAGCCCTGTTCTTCCCCCCATTGGAGGATTCCGGGTGTCATTGCCTCCAACTCCGTCATGTCGCCACCAGCCAAGAAGAAATGTAGCACTTTTTCGCCCGGCTGGACAGTTATCTGCGTGACCACCACCGACTTCGGGCCGTACCACGCCACCGCCTCCCCCCGTTCCACCTCGTCGGCCACGTCGTCGAACGTGTAGGACTGCCCCCCGTAGGCCAGCGCGGCCTCGATCTGGTGGCGGTAGTCGGCAAGGCTATTCGACGGCATACGGCCCCGCCATTGTCAGGGTGGTCAGCACATCCGCCCCGTTCAGCAAGCGCACGCGGACATTGGTGACATCCAATGACGTAAACCCTGACATACCATCGAGATAGGCGTCATAGGGGGTGCCGGATGTGGGATCAACTCCCGTGGCGATCTCGGTGGTATAGGACGTGCCGCCCGCGAAATCGGCGTAGATGTCCACGGTGAACGCGGAGGTGTCGCCCGATTCCGTCCACCGGATGCGGAGATTGCCCGCCGTGGGATCGCCGTCGAAGTCGCGCCCGTAGAGGCCCGAGATGTTCCCGTCCGTGAAGGCCAGCCGCCACGCGCTCCCGTCGTAAATCCAGACGCCCTTTGCCGTGCGCCACGCGGAGCCGTCATAGATGCTGACCGCGACCGCCGTGCGCCAGTTCGAGCCGTCATAGATGGAGAGCGACATCTAATATTTGATCCAGAGCGTGTCCGCCGGCGGGGTGCCAGACGGATCGGACGTGCTGATGGTGGGGTCGTACCGCTCCGCCGCGCTCACGGCCTTGGAGTCGGCGGTGCTGGTGAGCGTGCTGACCGAGAGCGCCTTGCTGTCGGCGGTGGAGGCGCGGGTCGAGGCCGAGTCCGATTTGCTGTCGGCGGCGCTGACCTGCGTGGCCGCACTCGTCGCCGTGGATCCTGCCGTGGACGCCGCCGTACCAGCCGACGCGCCCTTGCTGTCGGCGGCGCTGGTGTTGGCCGACACCGACACGGCCTTCGAGTCGGCGATACTCGTGTTGGTGCTGACGGAAAGCGCCTTCGAGTCGGCGGTGGAGGCCTGCGTGGCCGCGCTGGTCGCCATCGACCGGGCCGTGGAGTCGTTGCCCGACCCCGCGACCGACGAGGCGATGCTAGCGGCCTCGGAATCGTTCGTGGCGTCAACAAAGCCCGCGCCCGTCCATTGGCTGCTCACTTCGGCTTGTCCTTCAGGGCGTTGAGTTCCGTCAGGGCGGCCCGCAGTTGCCGGTCCTGCTCCTCAATCGTGGCCTGCATCGCCTTGTAGTGATCGGCGTTCAGGTTGACGACGTGCTGGCGGGGCGGATCGACCGTCACCGCGAGTTGCGCCCGCATCTCTCGGGCATAGGTGTCCAGTTGGAAGCACACGTCCGAGATCGCCTCGACGGCCCGCTTCGCCTCGGCGTTGATGCGGCGGGCGGCGTCAATCGTCTGCTTGAACCGCTCGAACCAGCCGTAGACCTGCGGGTTCTCCTCGACCCGATCGGCCGCGAGCCGCAGGGCGTCAATCGCCTGCCAATGCGCCTCGGTCGCCGCCAGGACGTCGTGGATCGGGCGCAGGAGGTCGTACACCGCATCCGTGTGATCGGTGCTGACCGAGCCCTCGGCGGGCACCATCGCGTCGAGGAACGCTTGGGATTCCGGTGTCATCTGAATCATTAGACGGTCGCCTGCAAGTCAGAGGGAAGGTAGGTGAGGGTCACCGAACGGCACTTGGCATAGAGCGAGGAGGTTTCGCACAGCCCACCCGCCCCAGATGCGGTATACAGTTTGCAGTAGAACACGAATCGCTTGCTCGTGCTGCTCTGCGAGAACGTCGTGCTGACGGTCTGGTACGCGCCGGTGGAGGTCGCGCTGACCGAACCAATGGGCGAGGCGTCGGTGACATAACTCCCCAGCGCGACCGCGTAGACGTACACGATGGCGTTGGTCTGGGAGTCGGAATCGTTCGCGCTCCACAGTTCCGCGCTCATCCCCGTGGCCGTCACCGCGTCCGGCAGGATGAACGTGTGAACCGTCGAGGAATATTGGGAGAACCCAAAGCACAGCCCTGCGCCGGGGCCGGTGAACAGATAGTAGATTTCGTCCTGTGACCGCGAGGGCGTCAGGTTGGAGCCCAACCCCACGAAGCCCGACTTGTCCTCCTGATACGCCTGAAACTGCGACGCCGCCCATTGGACGGTCTTGGTCTTGGAGAGGTTGGTGCGGGTCGCCTTGGCCTCGAACGACTTGTCCACCACCACGCCCGCGTAGTCGTACAGCACCACCGTCACGTACACCGTGTCGCCGAGATTGAGCGTCACGCCGAGATCGGAGACGTAGAACGGGGGGCCGGTGCTGACCGATGTGCCCGACGCGATGACCGTCGCCTTCGACGGCTGGCTGCTCGTGCTCGCCAACCACTTCATCGAGTCGGCGTTCTCCACCGTGTTCACCACGAGGGACGCCTTCGCCGTCACGTCGGACGACGACTGGTTGTTGCCAATCGTGATGATCACGTCGGCGGGAGCATCGGCCCACGCGGAACTCGCCCACCACGTCGTATAGCCCGAGTACCCGCCCGACTTCGTGGCCGTGAACTTCGCGTAGCCCCCGCCCCCCAACGCCTTGTAGAGCGTCGCCGTCAGGGTGTAGGTCGTCCCAATCGTCCAGTTGCCCGTGACGGCGGGCGCGCCCAGCGTGTTGTTGTAGAGCGCGGAGATGCCGTTGTGGGCAATCGTGACCAGGGCGTTCCCGGTCAGGATGCCCGCGGGGTCAGTCACCGTCACTTCCAGCGTCACCGTGGGCAGGACGCCCGCGCCGGGGTCGCTGAAGCCCGTGGAGGCCGTCTGCGTGATGGTGACGAGGAGCGTGGATTGGATCACGCTCACCACCACCTTCACGTCCTTCTTCGCCGAGGCGTTCCCCGCGCCCGCCGCCTGCGAGTATCCCATCGCCGACAGGTACACGGTGTTGCCGAGGGCATAGGGGCCGGCAAACGAGAAGTCGGCAGATGCCCCGTTCACCGCCGTTTCCGCCTCCACCGTCGCGGTGGAGGGATAGGCGGACGTGCTGATCGCGCACTTGATGGACTTGACGTACTGGTTGCCCGTGACCGTCACCTTCGCCGAGCCGTCCGTGTAGAACGTGGCACTAATGGCGGTGATCACCGGGTCGTCGTCGATCTGCGTGCCGAGCGTCGTGAGGAGACGCCCGACCTCGCGCCGGAACTCGCGCTCGTTCTGCGGGTCGTATTTCTCGACCGGGGGCTGCGGGAGATCGGCGGAGATCGTCTTGCTCATCGCTTGCTACTCTTGATGACGCCGAGCCGGATGACGCCCACCCGCCACGCGGCGGCGACCGCCTCCGTCAGCTTCAGCCGCACCTGCCGCGCCTTCACCCGCAGGGTCGTGCGGGCCGTCAGCGTGTACGGGCCGTTCGAGGTCTCCGCCGTGTCCGGATTGGGGGCCGTGTAGATCGTCAGGTTCACGTCGCCCACCGTCTTGTCGTCCGGAAGGACGGACTGGATTTGCACCAGATGGTCGCCGTCCTCGATTTCCAGCGGCCCCGACTCCAGCGACGGCGTGCCCTCGCCGTTGCGGCTCGTGCCCGTCTCGTGCGTGAAGATGGCCCCGCTGGCGTTGAGCAGGACGGGGTTCACGGCGGGCGGGATCGCGGTGATGCCCGCGTGCCGCGTCAGGGTGCCGTACACCCAATGGTTCTCGCGATAGTTGTGCGTGACGTAGCGCGTGCAGGTCGTCGCGGCGGCGTCCGGATAGTGCCACGTAATCTCGCCAAACACCGGATTGGGGTAGCACCAGACCAGATGGGCATACGCGCGATTGAACGAGCCGAACACGTAGTCCTGCACGTCACACGGGAGCGGGCGCACGAACCCGTCATAGACGAAGAACTGCTGCTGCCCCATCCAGTACGCCGCCGTGTCGATCACGGCCTTGGCGTTCGGGGCGATCAGGCCGCAGTTGGTCCCCGCCTTGTCGAAGCGGTAGACGAACTCCCCGCCGATGTAGGTGGCCGTCCAGACATCCGTGGTCGTCCACAGCATCGTGGCCCCGCGAATCTTGGCCCCCGCCACCAAGGCCCCGTCCGTGGACAGGTTGAACTCGCCCGCCGTGTTGATGGCCGAGGGCGTCCAGTCGTCAATCGTCTCCTGCGACGGCCAGTAGACCGTGCGGGTCGAGGGTACGCCCGTGAACTCCGGCGTGGCACTCACCCCGCCCAACTGGAACACGAACCGCTCCGGCGTCGAGACCACGGCCTGCGGGCGAATCATCGCCCCGCTCATCACCGCCGCCACCGCCGACGTGTCGCATTGCCAGACGTACGGCCCCGTCGAGGAGGCGTACGCGCCCTTGACCGTCGACGCCGCAATCAGATACGCGCCGAACGTGTCCAGCGTCCAGATGCGGTTGGCGATGTCCGTCGTGATGTCCGCAGGCGTGATGTCATACAACACGGTGCCCGACAGGATGTAGAGGCCACGAGTTGTCCCGATGGCCGTCACCGCCACCTGCGCCGTCCCCACCTTGTCCGGCACCCAGCACAGCGCGGCGGTCGGCACGCCCGCCATCGTCGCCCCGGAGGTCGTCACCTGCGACCAGCCGCCGATCGGCTGAATCGTGTCCTGAAAGAAGCGGACAAAGTTGCCCGAGTACCAGCGACCCTTCGACTGGTACACCGTCCCCGTGTTCCGCATCCCCGGGGGCAGTTTGAGGGGGAGCAGTTTCTCGGTCATCCAAACACCACCGGCAGTCGCACGTCCCCGATGCCCCCGCCGTATTCCTCGCGGTCGCGCACCTGGTTCAACTGGCTGATCGCCGCGTCGAACTTCGCCTGCCAGATGGGAATCCGCTCGTCGTGCTCCAGATACGGGGCGGCCTGCAACAGGCACCCGTAGAGGTAGGCGTCGGGGGCTTCCGTGAGGATGGCGTTGGTCGTGTTCGTGCCCGACAACGCCGTGAACTGCATCACGTAGACCACCGTGCAGTCATACGACTGGTCGGGCTCCGGCGCGAACTGGAACTTGCTGTTGTAGTAGGCGACGTGCGTCGGGCGGGCCGTCGTGTCCCCGTGCCGCGCACGGACTTCCGCCAACATCTGCGGCGTGCAGATCGTCAGCGGCACGTCCTGATAGGGCGAACCGGAGTCCAGCCGCAACGAGATCGGCTCCGCCATGTCGGACGGGGGCGAGACTTCCGCCGTCGCCACATAGATCGTCCCCGTCTTGGTCGTGCGCCGGACGCGCCGCTTCAGCTCCGCCTCGCAGAGCGGCAGGAAGTCGTAGTCGATCGCGCTGGTGAGATCGGTGCGATTCAACCAGTCTGCCACGGCGGCCTTCAACTCGGTGTATGTGGAGAGCGCCATCAGGACTCCTTGGAAGCGGCAGATTGCGTCATGCGGGCGTGAGCCATTCCGTACGGGAACTGGCCGAGATGCAGGACTTCCTCAGACAGCCCGCCGTCCACCGTCACGGCGTAGCCCGCCTTGCGCGCCTTGTTGAAGAAGAAATCGTCCTCCCCGGAGTAGTCGTCCGTCGAGGGCGCATACCCAAGGGCGAAATACGGCTTCCCGATCTTCCCGAACACCTCGGTGGCGGTGAGCAGACAGCCCATCCCCATCAGCGAGACATCGGCCAGCCCCTCGGCGTGGAACAGCGGCGCGCCGTCCGGGGCAAGGGCCGTGGGGAGGATCGGCGGAACCCGCGTGGGATAGTTGCACCCCACGATTGGCTGGTCGTGCAAGAGCAGGCGGATCAGCGCGTCCTTTGGGAAGCGCATATCCGCGTCCAGCCAGAGAATGTGCGTGGCCTGCACGCTCTCGGCATGCGCGACCAGCGTGGCCCTGGCGCGGGGCAGGTAGATGCCGCGCAGCACCGACAGATGGACCGGCATCTCCGGTCGAACCATCTGCGTGTAGCCCACGAGCATGGCCAGGTCGTAGGCGAACAGGCTGTGCACCATATCGCCACACGGCACCGCGATCAGCACGCGGTACTGCGGCTCGCCCGTGGCGGAAAGCAACGTCATACGCGCCCCCGCTTGACGCGGAACCCCTCGTTGGCCGGGTCGTTGATCCACGCCTTGTACCGTTTCTGGTCAAGGATCACCCCGCCCGGCGTCATAATGCCCTGCGCGGCGAGGTCGAGCAGGACCACGTTCGGGATGCGGGCGACGTGGTGCATCTCCCCCTTCCAGTCCGACCGCGCGTTGTTCGCGGCCCACTTGTTGAGCTCGATGATGTCCGACACCTCCTGCTTCGTTTCTATCACGAACCCGTTGGTCTGCGGGTCGAAGTGATAGTACTCGGTCAGGCCGGTCGATTCATCGTGGTCCAGCAGTCGCGTGGTTCGCATCCGTCCTCAGAGGGGGGGGGGTGCTTGGGGCGGGCAGAGCCTATCCCTATCCGCCCCAAGCAGTTACATCACGACCGTGTTACGAGGTCGTGAGGTCGTTCACGATGCCCAGACCCTTCTCGTTGAGCACCTGCAGGCCGTACTCAACAACCAGGAGGCGCTTCTTCGCGTCGCCCGTCGGGGCCAGTTCCTTCGTGGTGAACGGACGCAGGTAGTTCACCTCCACCATATCCCAGTCGATGAACAGGGCCGCGTTCGTCGGCTGGAATAGGTCGAACACGATGGACAGCGTGCCGAAGTCGTTCACGTACGTATCGGCGGCCCCGATGATCGTGGCCTGTCCGCGCCGGTTCTGGTTCGCCATCAGTTCGATGACGCCCGAGAACGCCGAGAACGCCTGCTTGTTGAACGCGCCGACCATCACGGTGCTGAAGTTCGCGCCGCTGCTGACGCCCTGCTGGCAGACGCTCTTGACCTGCGTCTCCGTGAAGGCGCGGGCCGTGCCGTCCGTCCACGTCCCCGAGGGGGTCGTGGTGTACGACGGGATCGTGGCATCCGACGCCTTGTCGTAGTTCGTCTTGATCCACGCCTTCAGGCCACCCGTGACGCGGGCGGTCGTCGAGTTGCCCGCGTTGCACGCCTTGTTGGCGAGCAGCGAGGACTCCATGTCGCGCTTGAGTTCCTTGCCGAGCTTCGCCACGACATAGCCCATGTTGTTCGCGCCGCCCGCCGAATCCACGGACTCCACGGTGTCGGAGAGGATCGCGCTCTTGCGGGCGATCTCGCAGTAGTTGCCGAGCCGCACGGTCGGGGTGACCGCGGGGAACGTCGCGATGTCGTCGCCTTCGAGCTGCTGGTTCGACGTGGAGGCCGAGGCCAGCGCGTCCGTCTGCCACTCGAAGAACGTGTTCCTGCACGAGCCCTTCTTGGCGTTGCTCATGAAGGGGGTGCTGGTGGGCGAGATGTTGCTGATCTCGTCCGAGAGGTCTTCACGCACGCCGATGGCGTCATAGCGCGTGAAGGTCGAGGCAATGATCGTCATTTATCGAATACCGAGCTTGAGGTTGATGAGTGCGGCGGCGTCCTCGACGCGACCGCTCGACTTGAGTCGTGCTCTGGCCTGCTCGATGTCCGACGGCTTCGGCTTGGGTTTCGTGGGGGAGGGCTTCATCGTGTCCAGCGCACGGTCAACCTTGGCCTCAATCTTCGGCTTCCGCAGTTGCGCCTCGTCATAGAGGCGCGCCTTGTTCAGCAGCACCAGCACGCGATGGTCGGTTACTCCCGCGAGGTCGTCATCGGTGAACTTGTACCGATCAGATTTCGCGTAGGCGACCAGATCGTTCCTGAGTGCCGCGCCCTTCGCCTCGTCGCCAAACTCCGGAATCGCGGCGACGAGTTTCTCGTGTTCCGCCTGCAAGGTCTTGGCCCGGTGCGTGTTCGCGTCCCGTTCCTCGGCCTCCTGCACCCGCTGTCTCTCCGCCCGGATGCCTTCGTACCGCCTGCGGTTCGCGTCCCACTCCGTCCACATCTTCTGGAACGTCTCGGGGTCCGCCGATTGCCGCAACGCGGCCCAGTCCGGCTCCTGCGAGGGCAACAACGCCTGAATCAGGTCCTCCACGACCGCCAGCCGCTCGGCATAGACGCGGCGTTCCTCGCGGGTCGGCGCGAGTTCTTCCGTCTCGAACCGCTTCCGTTCCTCCGCGAGCGCCTGTGTCTTGCGCGTGTAGTCGGCGGTGCGGCTATAGCCCTTGGCCGCTTCGTCGAGGTCCACTTCCTGCTCAATCCCGTCCACCTTCACCTTCACCTTGGGCGCCTTGGGGGCGTCCTCGCCCTTGGGAGCGTCCTTCGCCGTTTCTTCCGCTAGTTCCTCGGCGGGAACTTCCGCCTCACTCCCTTCGACCTTCGGCTCCTCCGCCAGCGGCACCTCGCCGTCCGGCTGCTTGGTCGGCAGGAACTTGCCGTCCGGCCCGCGCGGCCGTTCGGGCTTGTCGAGGGCCGTCAGGGGGTCGGGTTCGGTCATCGGCACGGCGCGGCGGGCGGGATCGCCCGTCAACTTGGCGTTGATGGCGTCCGCAGCGGTCGAGATGGAGCCGTCGTTATCGGGGGCGAGGTCGGACATGGTGGGTCTCCTGGTTAGCGAGTGTCAGGGGCGCGGTCGCGCGTTTCCTGTTCGGTTCTCGCAAGGGTGCCTGCGTCGATCACGGAGCGGAACGTCTGTTCGAGGACTTCAAGGGCTTGGGCCAAGGCCTGCGCCTGCCGTCGGTCCTCGTCGGTCTGCGCCGTGATGAACTTCTTGTAGTTGTATTTCCGCACGTCCTCAAGGATTGCCTGTACGGCGTCGTCCTTCAGGAGCGTTTCAATCCGTTGGCCTGCGGCGATGGGATCGGGAAGGTAGGTCATTCGTCGTAGAGAAAGTCCAGCACCAAGGCGGCAATAGCGCCCCGATGGTCGGATGGTGAACGGAGGCCACGATGGGCGTTCGCCCGGGCCGTGACGAGTTCCGTAGGCAACGACTGTCCTGCGTAGGCTAACCGTGGAATCGGCTTGGGCTGACGCACCTTGCCCTCCGGTACTCCCATCGGGTTGAACCAGAGGAGAAGGAGCGAGGTGAGGCCGACGCCGTGCGGGGAGGGAGTCATTAGTTGGTAATCAGGACGCCGCAGTATTCAACGCTGGCCGATCCCGACCCCGTGCCAACGAGGCCGGTGAACCAGAGGTCGGTCTTGGCCGCAAAAACAAGCGGCGTCTGGTACACGAAATCCACCGGCGTCAGGATACTGTCGAACAACTGCACCAGACGCTTCGCGCCGGTGAACTCAGTCGTGACATCGTCCGCGTTGGGGAGCTGGAAGAACTTAAGGTCTACCGCCTTGGCTGAGCCCACGGACAGGTGGATGTCCTCGATGTAGAGCGTCTTCCCTGCGGGCACGCAGTAGTGCGTCGTCTGGGTCTGCCCCAGTCCCGCGCCGATGGTCAGGACCGTGGCCCCGGCGCCAGCAATGCGAATCGTCAGCGTTCCGACGTTTGTGCCCGCATACGTCCCCGTCGTGGCGACATAGGCCCGATAGAGCCGGATGAAGGTCGTGGTCGTGGCCGTGGAGGCTGAGGCACCAGCCAACGTCACCGTTTCCGAGGTCTCCACGAACGACTCGTTGAGTCCCGTCAGGACGACGGTGCGTGCGCCCGTCCCCGCCGCCGTGTCGTTGCCATCGGAACTGACCACCTCCAGCGCCGTCGCCGTGGTCGGCTGCCAGATCGTGCCCGTCAGGGAAATGGCCTCCTCTGGCGTGCCGATGGCCGAGTTCGCCCCGAACTTGCGGAACTGCGCATAGCCGGAAATCAGGCCACGGGAGATGTGCAGGCCGTCCTCAATGTCAATCGGCTCGGCCCGTAACTGCGCGTCCGTGAGTGGCCCGCTAGCGGTCACCGTGCCGCTGACCGGAAGGGTGCCCACCACCGGAGAGACCGTCGTGCCAGACCCCACGTCGATCCGGACGTGTTGGATGAACGAGGTGTCCGTGACCTGATCGGCCCGAACAATGACGCCTTTGCGAACGGACGGGTTGTCAGGCATCAGTCGTCAGACTCCACGGTGAACGAAGTGCCATCCGATCCCTTCACCGTCGCCTTCCGCTTGCCCTTCTTCCGTTCGGGGGCCGCGACATTGACCACGGGCGGCTCCACCGTGACGTTCGGAGCAGGGGGGGCCTGAATGTTGACGACGATGGGTTGCTTCTCCTCCGCGTCGTCCTTCTCCTTCGGCTCCTTCTCTTCCTTCGGCTCCGGCTTCGCGGCGGCCTGCGCCTGCGCGGTCTTGGCGGTCTGGTCGGCCTCGTACTTCCGCATCGCCAGTTCCGCCTGCTTCGTCTCGGCCTCCAGTCGCGCCTTCTCGGCCTCCACCGCCAGCCGCGCGCGCTCCATCTGCTCGTTCGACGCGATACGCGCCGCCTCGGTCTGGGCGGCCAGATCGGCCTTGTACTTCTCAATCTCGGCGTTGTGCGGCCCCTTCATCAACTCCATCTCCGCCTCGCGCTCCCGCAGGGCCAGTTCCCGGTCGCGGAACGCGGCGTCCGATTCCATCTGCTTTTCCTTCAGCGCCAACTCATCCTGCTTGATCGCCAGTTCCTTCATCTGCTTCTGGAAGGCCATCTCCTTCTCGGCCTGAATCCAAAGCTCGTCCGGCGTCGGTTCTGCCGGAGGCGGCGGCGGCGGCTGGTAGTTCGGGTCCACCGGCTTGTAGTACGCCTCCACGTTCTTCAACCCCTGCAACGTCAGCAGGTCGGCCTTCGCGTCCCGCAACATCGCCAGACTCACCACCGGGTTGTCCGGCCCGTACTGCGCCAGGATCGCCGACTGATCCGCCACCACGTCGCGCAGGACCGCCACCTTCTTCTCGGTGTTCGTCGAGCCGAGGCAGACGTTCACGGCCACGTCCATATCCGGGTCGAACGACGCCGGATTCACCGGCACGTACTGGCCGCGCAGGCGGACAATGCGCTCCTTCGACTGCGGCAGGGCCGCGAGCCGCAGGATGCCACGGAACATCGGCTTCAGGAGTTGCTCGGCGAACTGGCGGA